GCTTACGGTGGTTCGTGTGAAGTTCTTCCACTCGCCCATGGTTGCAAGCATATTCCGTTCCATGAGCCTTATCATAGTTGGGGACTGTTCGAGCGGTACAGGGCTTAATCCTGCCGCCTTGTATATCTTGTCATCGTAGTTCATTGCAGTGATTCCAGCATCCTCAAACGCTTCTAGAAGTTCCTGCTGTTCACGCTTGGTATATCTGGATAATTCTGCCAGAATGTCCTCTAGCAGTTCACCAGATTCCTGTAGCGTTCTGATTCTCCACGCATCGGCATTGGTCAGAATATAGTCCTCACCTCTGCCGATTCTTGCCACCATTCTCGGCACGATCTCAGAGATGATATACTGATGCAGTTCTTCGGCAATTTGTTCACTGCCCTCTGTAATTTGCCGTAAATATTCTGGACTAAGCATAGTATATCACCTCTTTCGTCAAAAGTCGTGGTACATGTTTTGAATTTTACTGGTTAACTAAAGTCCTCTTTAGTTAATTATTTTCCGCTTTCAGTTCCTTCCTTATTAACATCCATCAGCTCATTATACTGTTCTTCAGTAATCCTGCCAGTTGCAAAGAAAATATCAATTTTATTCTTCAAATCGTCTGTAAGTCCATTTCTTTCTTTAAGTTTTAGTAATGTTCTATATAACATAATCATACCTCCAATTCTGTTAATGCTACTGCATATTCACTGTTGACATAGGCTTCTGCTGATTGTATATCCATGTCATAGATATAATCTCGGTTATCGTTAAGTTGCTTTTTGACATAATTCCACCCATTTGCCATGCTTATTGGATAGTTAAATGCTGTATATCCGTCAAGCTGTTCGCTATTAACGCTGATGTTTGTAGTTGGATAATATGTTGTAAGTGCTTTAAATGCGGTAATTTCTTCTGTGGTAAGGTCAATTTCTTGTGATTCTGCTAACAACCATTCGGTTTTGTTTACAATAGATTGTGTATTATCTAACTTAGAAGAATCAACCATCCTTATCAACTTCCCACGTTCCACATCCACATAATCCGCAATATACTGCTGTCCGTCGATTGTGACGTTACCACCTGAATTTACAGGGATTGCGTTTAACGTGTATGGAAGAGTGACAGTCTGCGATTCTGTTTCATCTTCACTTGATACCTTTACCGTTGGATTCACCACGCTCTTAATCTCCTGCGGATAATCTGGTGATGGGGACGGCTGACCGCCTGTGTAAGGTTCGTAGGGGGTGACTTCAGAACCTTTTTCGATTTGAAATTCACTAACAACAATAATTCCACCGCCTCCGGAGCCATACGTAATTTTTATTATATCGCTTTCTGTTTTTGGAGAAATTGTAACTGCTATCACTCCGCTTTTACCCGATTCAATTCTGCTTCCTTTTGTAACAGTTCCATTTATCGTTGCTTCGATAAGAATATATGTCGTATTTGGCGGTACTGTAACTTTACAACTAACTGTGATTTGTGTTCCAATGTATTTATTAATCGGAATCAAAATTCTGTTAAAATCATTCGCTGTCCCTTTATATGTGCCATCACTTTGCTTATACTTTGAATAATACTCATCTGAATTTATTAAGTTCTTCCCACTGTACTGCTTCTGTTCACTCCGTCCATACAGCATCATATCCATGATTTTTCCGTCATTGGAATCTCGTAAATTAATTTCACCCTGATTCGATGCATAGAACTTTGTAATTTTGTTGGATAAATCTTCCTTTAGCGAATCAGTTTCTGCATTTACTTCTTTGAATCTGTCCCCTGTTACTTTAGCATCTGCAAAAGCGCCGTCCGCAGATAATGTTTTATCAGATACAGGCGTTTCGAGAACACTTCCATAAGGTAACTGTCTCTTCTTCCCATCTGCTGTGATTATTCCCTTGAATGTATCGGCCATTTTCTCACTCCTCTCCGAATAATGTTGGTTCTTTTGGCTGAGCTTCTTTGACCATTGCTTTCGCTTCTTCCTCAGTCATTCCCTCGAATTTTACAAAATACAACCATGCCGGAACCTTGCCAGTGATCACATACTGCCACCATCTTGCTCTGTCTTCATCTCTATTATAGGTGATATCTCCGAAGTCGTAGGTCACCTCATATGCGCCCACAGGAGCCATGCCGTACAGGTCTGCAAACACATTTAGCGCATAGATGACTCCGTTCAGGCAGTCTTCCAACTTGTCGCGCACATCCTTGATAAATCCGATCGTTCGCCTATCATCCGCTTCCACCTGCCTAGCCGTCACCATGCCGGTTTTTTCATTAAAAACAAAGTACCCGTTGGAGAATCCAATCTTATATCCTATCTGGTTTAAAAGGGCATTTATGCCGCTTATACGGGTATCTGTGTTGAGAATTGGGTTGATTTCCTGATAGAACTCTTTCTCGTCCTGTCCGAATACATTCTTGACAAAGTGCGGTAAGTTCATCTTGTTCCGTCTGTTTTCCATGCTTTGTGGCGACATGGCTGATACAGGCGTGCCGCTTGGAATCAGTAGTCTATCATCTGCCAGAACAATCTTCTGCGAATCAAAAATCTCTCCGGCGTTTCTGCTGTATGCAATGTCAAAATCCTTTAATTCCTCAATTGCTTCTGCAAATATCGGCAATCCAAGAGGTGTACTGATATCCACATTGTTTGCCTGCGGTGTCCGCAGTACTCCGTACAGAGGCCCGTCCAGCTTCTCACCGTTTGCCTTGAGTATCGGCGGCGTATCTGCCATTAGGTCAGCCCACTTGGTCTGCTTAAGGTCGATTCTGTCACCGATTGACTGAGGGGATTTTGACACATAAGCTCTGTTAGAAACGTAGTACGGATAAGTTGTTACGCCATCTATTGTAATCTCAGCAAATCTATGATATTCAAGCCGTGTGTAGTATTTTCGTCCAACAGTATAAGAATCCTTGAATATAATCCCCTTGATCTCCTGATTGTCGTAATCTACAATCATCACATCTGCTGGGGTAAATACGTCAAGGCTCTCCCCGTTTGGTTTGATAAATACTGTTCCATAAGCACATCCATATTCTACCCAGTGCCGGATTTGGAAATATACCTTGTTAATCTGCTTTTGTAGCCATGTTGCCCTTGCAGAACCATCTATCTGAATACCGATTGCCAGTGTTGTGAGCCGAGCTGTCTCTGAGCAGACAGTTTTCGCAAAATTGATCGTCTTGATATTATCATTATCATCTATCCATTCCGGTACTCCCCTGTAAATGTTCGCGCACCGGTTAATCAACGATTCCATTTCTGGAAACTCTACCGCCTGGATATTAAAGTCCTCTTCGGCTTGCTTTTTAAAAATCATGTTAAACCACCTTTTTAGTGTTGTTATAAGTCCCATTTAATCTACCTTTTAAAATCCATCCATCTTACAGAAGTATCTCGCACAATAATGTCTTCATATTCTACAACTTTTAAGATTTCGTTAATGTCAGATGATCCATATATTTTTAAACCGATGCTTAAGAATTTATTTATTTTATCTGAAAAGTACCTATCTAACATTTTATGCACTGTACCCCCTTCTTCTCCACATCTCTTCAGTGGCGTATCTGCAAGCATCTATAAAGTGATTATCTTTGTCGGGATAACCGCTTATAATGTTTCCGTCCTTGTCTCTCTCGTATTCGTACTTCTTGAACTCTTTTAAAGCTTTTGGTGTTCTAGCAGGGTCAAACACTAATTTTCTTTTTTGCAACCACTTCATTGAGTATTCAACGCTGCCAGGTCCCTTGATTGCTCCTCTTGCTGGAAGTCCTGCGTCCCTGTAATCATTTACAGATTTATTCTCAGCACTGTCACAAGTGATCACATAGTCATCATAACCACGCTTCTTGATTTCGGCAGCAGTCCAGTCATTTGACTTTTTGTTTTCGCCAATTTCATCAAGAAAATAAATTGTCTCTCTTGCATGGTCATAATAGAGCCGCGCAAATGCATAAGGATCTGGGAACCATCCCCAGTCAACACCCTGATAGATTCTATCAAAGTGACTAATTTCTTCGTCCGTGATAGTTCTTTCTTCGATATATTCAAAGATATTTCCACCATTTCCGTTAGCATGGCCTAAATACTCATTGTCGTAAGCATCTGGATTTACTTCTTTCAGATGTTCGGCATCTGCAAGAAATATATCTCCGAGCCATTCCTGTTCAATGTCAAGGTCAAGGTATGTGCTATGCACAACCAGTGCGCTATCATCTTTTTCTTCTGCTTCTGCCGTATATTCATTTGCCCAGTTATTTTTACTTCTCGGCGGGTTGAATGATTTGAACTTGTACGCTTCGTTACCACCACGAATCGCAGACTGCTGAATATTTCGTATTTCTTCTGGACCGGCAAATTGATCAAGTTCCTCAAACCAGACAATGCCGATATAACCAAACTCCGGCTTGATGGACTTAATCTTCAACGGATCATCAGCACCACGAAAGTATATCTTCTGTCCAGTAGGCTTATATGTAATCTCCATAGGGGACACTTTACAGGTAAATTCCTCTGACAGGTTCAGCTTATCCAGTGCCCATTTCATCTGAGCATAAACAGAATCTTTTATTGTGTTCCCGACTTTTCGAAGAATCAGAGCGTGCATGTTCGAATTATTCTTCAGCAGTTCCGGTATAATCAATGATATTGTCGATGACTTCATGGATCCACGCCCGCCGGGGAGAATGTATTCGCTATGTTTCTTTTTCCGGATATCTCTAATCATTTTATGAAATACGTCCGGGACAATATCCAGATCAATATGATATTCACTTTGTAATCTGGCTTTTTCTTCTGCTTTCCGCTGCTCTTCTCTGGCTTCTTTTATAGCAAGCGTTTTTTCCAGATCATTCATGGACTTTAGCTGGTCGGAGAAGTCCGGAGCGAAACCGAACGAATCTTTTAGCTCACCTCTTGCGATCATGGAACGGCGCTGCTGGATTTCTGCCAGAGACATGATGTCAGTACATTTTTGTTTCTCGATTTTAGCCTGCTTTTTGGCTATATAAGATAAAACCTTATCATTTCTTATCAATCTATAGCCTTCCACTTCATAATTTTTATATCCAGATTTCCTTGCGGCATCAGATGCATTTCCGCCATTTTTTATATATTCTTTTACAAACGCTTCCTGTTTAGGCGTTAAGTTCATCTAATCACCTCTGTCTATCCTCATTTTCTGACTGCCTCCCATATTTCTTTTAGGCACATAACCACATCATACTGGGATGCAGTTCGTAATATTTCATAATCGCAATCTTTCCATTCGCCACGTTTTGTTGGTCTAAACACTGGTGTTGATATGATCGTTACTGTAATTAATCGTTCCTGTTCGTGGCTATAGAATTGTGATGTTCCGATTTTTATGACTAATCCGGTGGATAATATAGCTTTTTGAAGTTTTCTTGTAACTGCTTTTAAGTTCGCCATATTATCACCTCATTTCTGGCTATAAAACCCCATAGTAACACTTCTGAGTATATTCTATCATAGGTTGGCGGAAAAGTTGTGGTACATGTTTGAGGAATTTTGTGCTAAAAAAGAGCCGGTAAATACCGACTCTCTAATTTTATTCATTGCTTTGTAATTTTCTGATCGCCTCGCCCTGATCTCCCGGACACCCCATGAAACACTCCGGGCAATGTTCGTAAAATGCGCATCTGATGCAGTCATGTGGACTGATTGAGCTGCAATATTGATGTAGTACTGTGAATGCTGATATGGCGAGTTGCGGGGTTATGTCTGGTGACTTAAACATCATGTTTTTGCTCGCCCTGGTCACTTCCACATTATCATCTTTGAACTTTATAGTATCCCCATTACATTTTATCGTAACTTCGTTCTTTTCTCTGTCAATTTCAAGTGTAGGATTGTCCAACATGATTATCAACTCCTTCTCATTAATGTGCAAGTAATCCAACAAACAGCGGAAGAACTAATGCCATTAAGCATAATGGTTCTTTTGTATAACTGAGTGCCGCTATTAAGGTAAATGATGTACTGACCCATGCTACTGATTTCGCCATTGCTGTATTAAAATTCATTTAATCACTCCTCTCCCCAGTCAATTTTCTGCCCGCATTCAGAACAGTACTTGCTTATTTTTTTACCAATAACAGGTGTTCCGCATTTCGCACATTTTTGAGTGGAAAATATATTGTACGGAAAATCTGGAA